TTGGTCGGATGCAATCGTGATGTTGATTGCGCTGTCATCCAGTATGCCGGGGGTCATGTTTTCAAAGTCGGCGGTTACTGAACCAAAAATGGTTTGTGGCCGACCCGGTGTTCCAGCAAAGTAAAGACGCTCCTCATAAAACGCCACAGCGCGGGGAAAGCCTTGGTCTCCGTCAAAAGCACCTAGTGACCATCTTGTATTAGCATTGGCTAAACCAACAGCACTGTCTGGCAGACGCGAGTTGCCATACTGGTCTTCATGCACATCCGCCGTAACAACAGTTGCGCTGGTAAATCCGGTAATTCTCACATGACCAAACTCGTCATGCAAGTATTCCCAATCAATAGCACCATAGGTTTCTGTGCCGGAAAGATGAACGGGCGCGGTGTTGCCAGATGTTTGGGTGCTGCCTGTTACATTTTTATAAACATGCCCGCCAAAACGAACAGTCGCGTTTGCAGCATAGCTGGTGCTGGCTGCCCATAAGTCATGCTCAATCTCAAGGATTTCACGGAAGCGAATATAGCGGCCTACATCGTCACTGCTAAACACATCCGCAGAGGCCGTAATAGTTATGCCGGTGCCGGTTGCAGCAGAGGCATACATAGTTGTGTCCGTGTCGTTTTCGTCCAGCCAAGGCCCATCAATGAAATTAATGTCAGACAGGGTAAAGCTGGTGGCTGTAGTGCGGGTCAGCTTTGCGGGGTCGTGGTCTTTATGCGCTAGGTAAAGCACATCAGCAGATTGGACATGATTGATTTCAAATATGTCATCTATGCTATATGTGGTGGTTACTTCGACAATTTTACCAACAGTGCCACCAGAAACAAAAGCAGAAAAACCAGAACCATCCACACCGCTAAGTTCAAAGGTGTCAGTAGTAACATTGGCTACAGTAAACTCCCTGTTGTTAATCTCTGTCATACCGGTCACACCGGTAATATATACCCGGTCGCCATTTGAGTAACCATGCGATGTAGCGGTAATAACAACCGGGTTTGCCGCAGTTGCCCCGGTGATGGACTTTGTTGCCTCGGTCAGAATACCGCCATCTTTGAAGAAGCGAATGTAGTTTGCGCCAAACTCCAGCACATACGCTTGCTCATCGCTGTATTCAAAGTTAATCAGACGAACCTTGCCACCATCTTTTGATGAACCAGCATAGTATGTGCCTGGTCTGCGCGTAACACCGCCCTGGGGAAAGGCCAGCATATTCTGTAGCGTCTGCGCCCCAGAGTTATACTTTTGCAAATCAATGCGGCCCTCAAGGCGCGGGGAAAGTTCACCAGCTTGAAAGTTGGTAATGATGGTGGAGACGCGGGCCATCTTAGAACCTCACATTGATGAAGTCGTCTGCAAGTAGCTTGTCTGGTGTTCCTTCCATTGCATCAATGGAGCGAGCCTCACGCAAACGAGACTCATATAGGTCAAACATATTTTGGGCAACGCCATTACTACCCGTCAGGGCATAGGCCGTTTCTGCGGCCAAGCGATGCGCCACAGTGCTGCTAAGAAGGGAATCATACTGCTCTGTGTCGGTAACGCGCCCGATGTAGGTAATCTTGCAGGTGCTTTCGTTTGACAGGATTTTGCGGCCTTCAATCTTATACATAAGCCGGGTGTCATACGCAGCAATCTCGCTGTCCACCTGGTCGTCAAAGAAGGACAGAACCCGCAAGCAATAAGGATTGTTTGGCAGGGTGTATTGGTAACTAAACCCAAATGCCGGTGTGTCAGCGTCTTGTGCAATGGACTTTCTGGTAATAGCCACATTCCAAGGGTGCGCTCGGAGAACAGCGTCACGCACAGTAGAAAAACGCCGATTGCAAATCCGCGCTTCTTTTGAGTTCTCACTTAGTGCTGTAATGGTTCCTGCGCCAAGCAAGTCCATAGCTTCGTTACAAATGTCAACAACGGATGGCATCGGTCATAAGCCTCTCTATTTCTACCAGTGCGCCCTGACTTAAATTGCTATCGCCGCCAGAGACAACCTTCCCTTTCCTTTTTGCTTCCCTAACAAGTTTTTTTACACGCTTTGTAGGTAATATTACCACAGATTCGTTACTAATCATAAAGGCCCAAAAGTCTGCTTCTGTCGTAGCAATGCCAGATGGTTTGCCTCTACAAAAAAACTCCACAAACACTTTGCCAGTTTGTGAAGCCCTAAAATCTCTTTTCACCTCTATAGTTTTGTCGGTCAATAATTCACCAAGTCGCTTTTCGCTTACCTGTCCTACCTTTAGGTCATACCTAAAATCACTATTGTATTCCACGCCGCTTCCCCTCGGCAGGAGGAAGGAGGGGGCGACCTTTCAGGGGCCGCCCCAACCAGATTAGTTCACCACATACTCAATGATGAAAGCCATGTCACCAGCGGTGCCACCAGTTGCGGAGAAAGTTGCCGCAACATAGTAGAATCCACCGGGGTCTGAGGACTGACCTGCCAGTTCCCAAACCTGCTGACCAGTGGTGTTGATGTTGGCTTCTTCATAACGCAGTTCCGTCATGCCAGCCGCGTCAGCTACAAGAGTAGCCAGCGCATCTTCATCAACAACCACGCCTTCATCAGTGTAGAAGCCGACATTAAAGGTGCATGTGCCACCCAAATTGTCGGAACCAACACGGACAGAAGTCAGGGTCGCGTGGGTTGGAATCGGTGCAAGCATTACAATGTCGTCATCGGTGCTGTCACCAGCAGCCAGTGCAACATTGCCCTGTGCAATACGCTTTACGCCACCAAGCTCTTGAGCATTGTTGACGACCGGCGGGGTTGCCTCAAGATTGGCAATAAGGTCAGAGTTTTTCGTTGTCATCTCTTAGCCACTCTTAGTCAGGGGTTTCGTCACAGAAGATTTGAACAACCTTGGCTTCTTCCATGCGAACCGCACCGAGAGACATGCAGTAGTAGACTTGAGTTGCATAACTCTTGTCAGCACGCTCATCAATCCGCGCAGAGATGTCTTTACCAAGACCCAGGGTCAAGCCATCTTCGGCCCAAGCAAAACACTTGCGGATGTCATTTACATCAACATCCAGCCGGTTGGTCATGATGAATTTGAAACCCATGAAGGTGTCAACATCACCCTGAACCAGTGCTTTGATGGTGTTGAAGTCGCTGCTGGTCACTTCAGTAGTGCCGAGCAGGTCTTCAATCTGCTTCGGGCCAACCGCGATGTAACGATTGATGGACGGGTCAACATCCAGCAAGTCCATCTTGCGCTTGGCTTCACGCAGCTTTGCAATGGTCAGGCCATCGTTGGATGAAGCTGAACCAACAGAGTTGGCGGTTGCATCCAAGTCTGCGCTGCCTGAACCGGTCTCGCCGGTGCTTGCAGTGCCGGTAGCGGCGGCGATGATGACATCATCCATTGCACGACCCATAGCAGCAGCTGCCGCACGAGCGTAGGATGAAGTCGGGTCAATCAGCATACGGACTTTGTCCTGGTCATCAATCAGGTCAGCATACTCGTAGTCAGCCAAAGACAGGCGGCGGCGACCATGCGGGGTGTCCATCTGCGGGGTGTCGGCGTGGCGGCTGGTGCGAAGGGCAGCAGTCGCAGCACCAATTTGGTCAATGAAAGCATTTTTGCCAACAACATTCTCAATGCGCACTGCATCACGCAGACGGGAACCCATCTGCTGTGAAAGCATCTGCACATTTGCAGAATACTGCTGAACAAATGCTGTGGTTACTTGCGTAGACATAAGTCTAACTCCTTGTTTTCACAGTTACATTTGGTTCATTGTCAGTGCGCTACCCTTTCGGACGCTCCTCGCTTTTTTGGCCGGCGTATGGCCACCGTCTTTCCGGTCGTCTGCGGGACGAGTTGCCTCGCTACCCCTAGTAACCCATTCCCAATACCTGTCGGCTAATCGGGCCGGGTCAAGAACATCGCGTTGAGTTCCAAACTCTAACGCAATCCTCAAACAATCCATTCGAGCATGGACTTTTTCAAGTTCATCCATGAACCATGTCCATCAGCTCTGACACCCGGTCAATGGCGGTTTGCCTACCAGGTGCTTTTGCATCCCAATAAGGATGTGTTTTGTCATTCATGATGGCATCAATCTCTGCTTGTGCCTCTTTAGGTGTCATAGCACGGCTGGAAGGACTGTCAGAGATTGTGTCTTCACTGGTTACACTATGCCGGAAATCCGCCATGTTTGCAAACGCTTTGATGAAATCGGGATGGTTGCCAATCATCGTGCCATCTGCCAGCTTCATTTCCAAAATTTCAGGCGTTGTAAAGTCTTGGACAACCGACTTAGCCGCAGCAAGTTTTTGTTCAAACGCTTGCCCCCATTCCTTACGGAGTTCAGTCTCCACCTGTTCGCGGGCAAATTGTTCATTCTGCTCCGCCGCTTCCGCAGTTTGTTGCGACATGCTTTTGTAGTATTCAAGAACACCATTCGCTTGTTCCGGCGAGAGCCGGAGTTTGTGCGCAACATCGGCGTAAGATTTGGCGGCATCTTCTGTAATCACATTCCCATCAACAGCTATTTCATAACCATCGGGCGTTTCCGGTCGCCCAAGCCGACTATAAATGCGGTCAAGGTCTTCGTCTGTCGGATTAACCGGCATCGGAATCTTGTCTGCACCAATAAGACGCTGCGCGTTCACATAGGAACGGGCAAGGTTTCCAACATCTTTAATTGGGGAGAGGCTTGGGTGGTCACGCAATTCTTCTGGTATTGTGCTTAAAAAATCGTTACCAGAACCGCCTTGCGCTACATCCGCTGGTGTTTCCAACAGCGGTGCTTCGGTAGGCTGGTCTACCTGTTCGATTGCTTCTTCTGACATAATTACTCCTCTGTCAGCATGTTGTGGATGTGGAGGATGACTGCTCTTTTACCCTCCTCAAAAGCTGTGGCCTTGGCATCGCCAGCCACATAGCTTAAAGACCGCCAGTTACAGCGGGCTTCAAGGTCGTGCAAAACCTTCTGTCCGTTTGTGGAATCAAAGGTTTCTTTATACATTGCGCGGAGTTTGTCTATTTCCTGCATTATTCTCCAACCATCCTAACTGCTTGTGCAGCTTGGGCGGCGGTATAGACATCTTCTTGTTCCTGCTGCCGTTGCTGCATCATTGCTTGCTGTTGCGCTCTGGCTTCCCTCGCCTGATTAATTTCCCGCTGTGAACGAAGCGTAGTCTTGGGAACACCAAGAGCATCGGTAACATGCCTCACCAAACCATCAGGGTCAATATGGTCGCCAACCGGCAGGGCTTGAGACAGCGGCATAAGGATTTCCAATGCCCGCATAGTGTTGTTAAGGCTGTTGGACTTTTGCGCACGAGCCAGCGGTGAAACATACTCAATCTCAACATTGCGGCCTTGCAGAAGTTCTGGGGGCTGTGCCAGCATTTGCTCCCGCAACATCAGGGCAAACACGCGGTCAATCAGCGGGCGAAGCATCTCGTTCATCAATCTGCCCAGCACGGGGCCAATCACCCTCATGCGTTCTTCTTGCCTTCCAATCACCTCTGTTGCAGTCATGTTTGGCCCACCGCCAATAAGAAGCTGGTCAACAAAGAAAGCGGAACGAATAGCTTGTCTGCGTTGGTTTTCCATTTCCAGCCCAATGTTAATGTTTGCGCCGGTATTTAGCGGGGTAATGGTGTCGCGTGAACCAGACCGGTAGAAATTAAGGCCACCAGGCTGGGTGCGGATTGGCAACAAGAAACCATCGTCAGGAACCAGCAGCGGCGGATTAATCATCTTTTGTGCCGCTTCAATAATGGTCTTGGACATCAGGTTAATCATCTTAACATCTGGTAGGGCGGTCATGGCCGGCGACCGCCCCATAATCTCACCAGTCGCCTTCAAGAAACGCGGAACCACATACGGCATTTCATTGAAGCCACCTTCAAGCACAATCATGCCCGTCTTTTTGCAAATATAGACGGATGAGTATGGCATGTTCTTATTGTCAATTTTGGTAGCGTCCCGGTCTTCGTTTGGCAGCACGATGTGCAAAATCTCAACCATGTCGTCCGGGTTCTTCTCAAATGTTTTGAGAATGTAGTCAGTAACATTTTCTTTGCCAAAGCGGCTAATAGCTTGGGAAGCTGTGGACTCATACAGCCGGTAAACGGCATTTACCACGCCAAAGCGGTCTTCAGTTACATAATATTCGGAGATGTGCCGGGTGCTAAAACGCAAGTCCCCCTCTGACATTTCGCAGAACATGCAGCCAGTGCCAAACACAACCAGGTCAACATACATCTCGTGTATTTCAGTCTCAAAGTTTGACTGATTAAACGCTTGCATCATGCGCATGCTGGTGTCTTGCAGCCATTCACGCACATCATCATCGCGGCTAATA